TTAACATGTCTTTATTGTTAAGATAATTAATTTTCTTAACTGGAAACATTGCTGGCGCTTCCTCTACTATTATTGTATTATCTATTTCATCGTCAATCATTGGGTTTCTCCGGTAAAGGTGTTTGCAGTATAGCAAAAGAAATTCTTTCAGTCAAGAGTTTCTTGATTTAAATACCTGTTTATAACCAAGATAAATAAACAAGATAGGAGAATAAATTAATGGCACAACAAGACCAACGAGCTCGATTACAACCTAAATCATTAGCTGTGGATTCCAACGGCAATAATGAAGTTCTTGGCCCGCAAAAGCCAGATAATATTTTATTTCCGTTATGGTCGACACGAGGTGTGCTATTTCCTTATACCCCGTCTGTTGCTACCGGTAATGTAACTGAGTACAATCCTACAAGTTTTGTTCATTCAAACTATGGATATAATGCTTATGTAAGATCCTACCCTAAACCTATAAGTATTTCTGCAGAATTTACTGCACAGTCAAACGATGAAGCAATATATTTATTAGCTGTACTGCATTTCTTCCGGTCCGTTACGAAATCTTATTTCGGCGTAAATCCATACAATAAAGCTGGGACGCCACCGCCTGTCCTTTTATTTAATTATTTAGGTGATTATCAATTTAATAATGTACCAGTAGTTGTTAAGAATTTTGATTATACTTACGAAGCAAATATCGATTATATCCCTATTAATACTGTTAATAACAGGGCGTTTTCTTCTAACATCGGTGTAAGCTTACCGGCAGGAGACAATGGCGGATATACATGGGTGCCTACACATTTAACAGTTCAGCTAGAGTTAGAAACTCAGTACATACCTGTTAAACTCAGAGACGAATTTAACTTAGATACATTTCGTCAAGGTAAGTTAATTAATAAGGGTTACATCTAATGGCAAATAATTCTAAAAATACAAGCCAATATCTATTGACACCGGTTAAGAATTCGTATCTTGATTTATGGGTACCAAGAACTATCCCAGTAAGTGACTTTGATAAAATTCTTCTTATACCGCCGGCATTTGATCAACGACCGGACTTATTAAGTCAGCAAGAATACGGTACCCCCAAATTATGGTGGGTATTTGCAATCAGAAATCCAGATTTAATCATAGACCCGATTAACGATTTTGTTTCTGGTTTAGAAATTTACATTCCTGCGAATATTTTAAAGAATTAATATGAAAAAAGACTTTCTAACAGGTGCAAGTGACAGCGGCACTACTGGATGGACTCATAACACTAAACCGGCTACTAATATACCATCTGTCGGCCCGGCCCCGGTTACTAATGCTACATACACCCGAAAACAGGCCATTCCTTTAGTAACAGGATCCTATAGTGCAGCCAAAGACTCACAGACAGCATATGAGAATATGGCGTCACCTCTTAATAATATAACTAATGCATTTAGTCCTAATATATTAGATTATTACGATGTTTATACATATCATTGGAAACTGTTTATGGTCCCGTTGTCTGCTTCTGCATCCGGTAATGTTTTAGATACAAAAGTGCAAACAATTATTGTCGAAAGCGGTGTTTCGGACTTAACAATCGATAAAGTAGAAGTTATGTGTGTTGCAACACCTTCGGTCGAGTGCGGAACCGGAACTATGACAAATGTTAAATTTGAAATTGTAGAGCCGTCGGGTGCTGGATTGTTAGATAAGATATTTTACGAAACACTTTCGTTGGGTTTAGGTAATTGGCAAACAAGTCCTTACTACTTACAGCTAGAATTTAGAGCAAGAGATCCCGATACAAGTGCATCAGTTGTTAATGGTGCCGACGGCGGAATTGGTAAAACAATATGGGTTTGGCCAGTTACAATATCTGGTTCGAAAATGAACGTAACTGAAGTCGGAACAAGGTACGAATTCGAGGCAATTTTATATAACGAAAAAGCCCAAGCAAATTGTTATTTTTCACCGCTGCAAAATATTACTTTGGAGAATTTAACAAATTTTGACAATGCCATGGTTGCACTGGAGAAGAAATTAAACGAAGATGCATGGGAGCAATTAATTGATAATTATAGTATACCAGATACCTTTAAAATTATTGTTGATCCAATATTAGGTGCAATGAACTTTGTTAGGCCAGATAATAAAAAAACAACTCAGAGAGGATCTTCTTGGGTAGACCTTACAAAGAAAACTGCATCGTTCCCGCCTTCTACAAGTGTCGACAAAATGGTCGATTCATTGTTAGGCAGTACACGATTGGCTCAGATAGGAATCCAAGATTCTAAAACACCGGGCGGAAATCCCAACACGCCACAGCAAAGTGATCAGCACCAAATGAAAAAGCTTTGGAGAATTATTACAGAAACAAAACCTATTGCATACGATGCACAAAGACAGACCAATGCTAATGCGATAACAATTTACATAGTTCAGTACGATTTAAGTAATTTGCAAGCTAATGCTGCACAAACGGGGCAAACGGTAGATACAATACCTGCCATGAAGGAAAGGTTAAATGAATATCGTAAAAAGAAAATTTTAAGGAAGAAGTATAACTATATCTTCACTGGATTAAATGATCAAATTATAAATTTAGATTTAAGTTTAAATTATGCATTTGCTAACGTTACTAGTAGATTCGGCGGAATTTATGTCGATAGTGCCGCAGGTAGTTCAAAAGGTATAACAAATGAAAAAAATCAAGAAAATGAAAAAAAAGCAGGCGAAATTATACGTAATACATTAAAATTTATCAATGATGCCCCTAAAGGTACTAACTTAGACGACACTATTGCGACAGCGAAAAAAGCTATTACTGCAACAGGTGTGAGTAGAGAATCTGCGGCACGAACTGCTGCACTACTCGATTATTCGAGACCAGGGCAAAGAGAAAAACTTGCCGCCGAGGGCGGCCTAAATTATAAAGGGCGGACAGGAGTCCAGGGATTAACAGACCCAGCAACAAACGAGGCAATCCCTCAACAACATATCGGTACATTGAGCATTGGTACATCATGGTCTACAGGAGATTTAAACTTTATATCCGACATCGATACCACTTCCTTACCTTCTCAAAATGCAAAGTCTACAGCACAAGCATTAAGAAGAGGAAAATTAAGACCGGTACCTACTCAAGCCGGGCCGCAAGAAGGCAACTTTAATGGTATCGATCCTGCAGCCGATTCTGGACGCGCAAAGGCTTCTAGCATGTTTGCCACCGCATTATATTCGGGCATGGGTGCAGATTTACAGACAATAAAAATGACAATTAAAGGAGACCCTTATTGGTTATTTCCGCAAGGACTTAGTAGAGATGCTGCTTCCTTACCTTACCTGTCTAATATGGAAAAATCAGAAGCTATAGCTTATATAAAACACGCGCACACTAAAGAGGAAGACTATTCTGTTAATATTCTTGGATCAGATAATTTTATTGTTATACGTTTTAGGACACCAAGACTACATAATGATACAACAGGGTCTGTAGACCCATTTACTGAAGCTGAAGCATTTAGTGGAATTTATAAAGTGACACTAGTTACTAGTAAATTTGAAGGTGGGCAATTTACACAAGAACTACAAGCCACATTAGATCCTTTGATTGATTTTGCTTCGATACCAGAATTTCTTAAATTATTATCCTCACTAGAATCGACTAATAAGGTATTATCACCATTAACAGTGCCGTCTAATAGTCTGCCATTAACTGCTGTAAAGACAGAAAAATTATATGCACCTACACAAGAATCCGGTCAGAGTTACTCGAAGCCTATAAATCCAGCAGCAACATCCATACCGAAATCTAATATACCGACTAACACTGGGCTGACTGCCAGCGAATTATTATCGCAACAAACAACCCAACAAACACCCGACCCAACAGATAATTTATAGGCACAACTTATATGTCATACATAGATACTCATACCAGAACAACAAAAACTACAGCCTCGGGTAAGCTAGAAGCAATGGGTCGATCTTCGACCCTGAATGGTATGTATTTAGGTTTCGTAAAAGAGGCTACAGATGTTCAAAGAAACGGTCGCTTAAGAGTATGGATTCCTGAATTCGGATCGGCACCCGATAACCCCGACGGTTGGACAATTGTAAGTTATTGTTCGCCATTCGCCGGAGCAACAAACGTGGGTTCCATAAGTGAAACAGATACCCATTCTTTTGATCAAACACAGACATCATACGGTATGTGGATGGTGCCACCGGATGTTAATAATGAAGTATTGATATTGTTTATTAATGGAGATGCATCCAGGGGTGTATGGATTGGATGCTTATATAACCAATTTATGAATCAAATGGTGCCGGGTGTAGCATCCGATGCTAAGAATTGGGAATATCCCGGAAAAGTAATACCTGTGGCAGAATATAATAAGTGGGATCCTTCAGTTAGTGAACCCGACAGAACAATTAAACCTTACCAAAAGACAAAATTTAAAGGTGTAGGAAATCAAGGGCTTATTAATGACGGAAGCAGAGGAACAACAACATCTAGCGCACGACGCGAAGCCCCGAGTACTGTATTTGGTATTATTACCCCTGGCCCAGTTATTGACGCAAATGTAACATCTGATAAATTTAGAAGAAAGGGCGGGTCGTCTTTTATTATGGACGACGGCGACGGGACAGAGTATGTCCAGCTTGTTACGAAGTCTGGCGCACAAATTAGATTAGATGAAACTAACGGATTTGTGTACTTAATTAACAGAGACGGTACATCTTGGATTCAGATGGACCAAACTGGTAACATTGATATTTTTAGTGCTAAAGATATATCCTTCCGTGCCCAGCGAGATTTTAATATTCGTGCAGACAGAAATGTGAATATCGAAGCTGGTCAAAATATTTTTATGAAGGCTGCTAAAGATACAATAGAAGAAACTACTGTATTCACATACGATGTTAATAACATTCCTAAAACAAAAACTATCCCTGTATGGAATTATAAGGGGGCTGGATTAGGAGACGGCGGTAACATTGTAACTCATGCACTCAATGACTTGCATAGTACTGCACAAAATAATTCATTCCTTACAGTCGTTAACAACGATATGAATATCGATATAGGAAATTCGTTTAGACTTACAACAGTTGCTGGAAGCCAAGATTATAATTCTAATTTAGGAATTAAAATGTCGACACAGGCAGCTATAGATTTAGTTGCTTTAGGTAATATCAGAGTAAATTCAAATGGTAGTATCTCTGTGGTAGCTGCCAGCGATCTTGTATTATGTACAAATGCTAATATGAGCATGAATGCGGTAGGCAATATAATCGAAACTGCTGCAGGGGATATATCATTAGATGCATTATTTGTCGGAATAGGAACTAGTGTCGGAATCAGTGGAAACTTAGACCTTACCGGTGATATAACTGCCGGTGATGCATACTTAAATCAAGTTAACGGACTTTTTCCTGTATGTGAGCCTGGTAGTGGCGCAGGCGCATCCGCTGGCCCGGGTGCAGCGCCTATCATAAATCCCCCAATTGCTGCAGAAACTGCTATGCCAGCAGATGTTGCTAAACAAGCAGAAGTAAAACCTTTATTAGAAAAAATTAATATTTTAGCAACATGGGTGCCTACTGTAACATATCCTAACTGGAAGGCAAATACAGCATATAAGTCCGGCGATTTAGTTACTAACAATAACATAATTTATATATGTGATGCTGCAGGTTCTCCGGCATCGCCTACATTCGATTCAAGTAAGTGGACAATATTAATTCCTGAAGATAAATTTAAAAGAAGATCCGAAGCATTAGGAACTACTGTTACCAGACTACCTACTTATGAGCCGTG